AAGAGTAAGCAGATAAGGAAGAAACTAAGAGAAAAATACGAAAGCTTACCGCCTGAAGAACAGCAACAGATACTAGAGCCTAAACAAATCGATGAAGTTAAGGCACAAGCTGCTAGGATAACTAAATTAGAAAAGGAACTGCAAGAGAGGCAGGAAATATTTGCAGGATTAAAAGAAGAACCTACACCTAAGAAACCTAGAGAGCGTACACTTCAAGAAGAAGACTTACAGGCTCGATTGAAGTTCTATAAAACAGACTCAAGAGAATCCAGGGAGATCGCAGGTTTAGAAGAAAAGTTAGATAGATTCTTCAAGTTGTTAGACGAAGGTGATATAGAAAAAATTAGGCAAGAAGTAGGTCCTGCACCTGAATGGGTTAAACCTGATAAAGTAAATAGTTATTTAGATACTTTAAGGAATGTTGTTAAAAAGACTGAGCGTGATCTAAAACAAAAGGTAACGGAAGCTGATATAAGTTTACAAGACCCGGATCAAATAGTAGCTCAGATACAAAAACAAGTAGCTAAATACGAACTTAAACTTAATGAAGTTAGGAAAAGGTTTGGTGATTTAGATGCTATAAAGAAAATACCTAAAGAGCAGACTGAGTTAGACCCACAGATTGTAGAAATAAAAAGAACTCTTGAGTATTATAAGAAAGCAGAGAACGATGCATTAAGGCTTCAAGCTAAATACAAAACAAGAGACGACTTAATAGCTAAACAAACAGCACCATTAGGTGAGCAGCGTGAGTTTATTACTCCTAAACCTGAAGGTCCTGTTAGGCAAAAGAGTGCGGAAGAGGCGGGTTTAGATAGTGATATAGCTTTCCTTCGTAAGAATATTAAGGATACAGTAAAAGAAATAGACCAGGCACAGAAAGAATTAGACCCAGTCGAACAAGCTAGAAGGTTAGAGCGACAGGTTCAAGCTGAAGAACTAAAACTAAATAAAGAACTAGATGAATATAGAGCTAAGTTTTTAGCTGTTAATGAACTTGAGTTCCCTGTTACTGGTAAGAAGAAAAACATAGAAGATGATCCGAGGTTTAAGGAAAAGAAGTTACAAATAAAATACTACAAAAACTTCCTTAAAGAGATACCGAAACTAATAGAAGTAGAAAAAGATATTGCTCGTCTTGCTGATATAAAAGGCAGAGCAGTAATGGGGGAGATACGAGCAGAGGTAGAAGCTAAACCTAAAGGACCTAAAGTAGAAACCGCTTTAAGTAAGAAGCAAAAAGAAAGAGCAGCTATTAAAGCTGACATGCGTAAAACTATTAAGGAGCTTGAAAAAGCTAACGAGTTTTTAATTAGACAAGATAAGAATATAGAACTTGTTAACTACTTAGTTGAGTGGGATAAGATTACATCTGAACAAAGCTCATTAAATAAACTAGCTAAAGGAGTTAATACTGCATTGCGTATGCGTAAAAACGGATTCCTTATGCAAGCTGGTTCTATGATAGCTGGTCTACCTAGTGCTACATTTGAGTGGGCGAGGACAGTAACTGCTAAACCTTTGACTACTTTTTTATACGAAAGTATTAGGAATAAAAGCTTATCAGAAGGTATACAGTTGGCTCGTTATGAATATAAAGCAGGAGCTAAACTGTGGTCTGATATTATGCAGTATAAAAGAGCAGCTGCTCAGACCTACAAGACCGGACGGAGTGCTACAGACCACCAAGCTGGTAAAATGTTTTCTTCTAATTACAACATAAACTCCAAGAATGTAATGGAGACTGCTGCTATAAAAGCAAGGAAACAGCAGATAAGTCAGAAGACTATGGAGGATATGTTAGAGCAGATTTACAAAGGAGACTTAGCAGCCTTAGTACACATCTACGATAACTTCTTAACAACAGGTGGTAGAGCTATAGGAACATTCGATGAGTTAACCAGAAGACCTGCGGTTATCCATGCTCTGTTTTCTGAATCTTTAAAAGATGCTTTCCACACTCACAAAGGAATTAAAAACAAAGCACAAAGAGAGAAAGCTATTGAGGAATATGCCGAGAAATTATTCAACGAAAGATTAACACAAGAAGACGGTTTAGCTGTTTTAAACGAGAACGGTAAGATAAACGAACGAGTACGCAGAGTTAACGAAGCTTTCTTCTTTGGTTCTAATACTGATAATATACCAGAACTTCACAATAACTTAGCAGATAGAGCAGTTAAACTCATAGAGAAGTTAACACAAAATAAAAACAGTGCTGGTGTTATGTTGTTTAAGGAGCGTAATCCTTTCATAAACATGGCAATACGAGGCACATACAGAGGTGCTAAGTTAGTATTCTTTCCAGCTACATTAACTCGTGTTGGGTATTTCAATCCATACGCAAGTAAGATCAGAGGCTACAATAAAAAAATACAACAGAATAAAGCAATGTTGATGGATAAGCCTGAACTTCTAACAGAAGATATGAAGGCTAACGCTTATAAAGAGATAGAAGACAACCAACAGAAAATCTTAGATGCTGAAGTAAGGAAACACATTTACAACCAAGAAACTATATCGGATGCTTTTATGGGTGCTGCTGTTTACGGTAGTGCGTTCGCTGCTGCCTGGAGTGGTAATATGACTGGATCGCAGGTTTGGTTAACAAAGGAGCAGCGGGAGAATATGAAGATGTACGGAGGTAAACAACCTTACGATCTATTTGGTTTCGACTATAGGTATTGGGACCCTGTTAAGCATGTTATGGCTATGACGGCTGATGTAGCTGTGTGGAGTAAGATGAAGTTATTACAAACAATAACAGGTGAAAAACTACTAAATAAAGAACAGGATTTTTTAACAGTTGTTACCCGCTCGTTTGCTCAGATACAAAAAGATGCTCCACTAAATTTAGGAGGATCAGAGATAGTTGATTGGCTGTACGCAACTGGAGAAGAAAAAGAAATAGCTTTTAATCGTTTGTTATCAAGTTGGTTTCCGGTTCCTGCATTCTTGAAGAAAGCTATGAGGCGTTTAACTACAGGCGGAAAGGTAGCTGATTTAAGAGGCGGTGATTGGTACGAAAGAACTTTATATCAAATGTTTGGTGTAGGTCCTGAAAATTATAAAACCGATCTGTTTGGACATGAACTAGTGGACACGAGCAACTGGGGTACGGATCAACTTAGGTTGTGGCAAAGGTCTAAAGGTTCAGCTGCACAGATGGATGAGCGTTTAAGTGAAGTGCTTCAATCAGATAATGTAGGAGTAATAGATAATAATATACCTACTACTATCCTAGATCAGTCTATTGTTATGACAGATTTTACAGACGATGACGGTGTACACTTAGAATATGCTTTCGCTAAAAAACTTCAGAACTATAAAAGAGATGGGTTAACCCTAAGAGATTCATTTATTAAAAAAGTACACAGTAAAGATTTCTCTAAGAAACTGAAAACTGAAGATATAGATGAAACTAAGAGAGATAAACTACCTACTAACCAAGGACATAAAGAATTAGCTGTAGAAGCTAGAACTTACTACAAAGGTTTAGAAGAACTAATATTAAAAGATTCTAGGTTCTTACAACAATTTAGAAACGAAGAGGGAGAGAACTTATACACTGTAGTTAAGCAGATGCAGAAGCTCGGTAAAGTAGAAAGAAAAAAGACAAGAGAGCCTATGTCTATACAGCGGGCTGCTGAAGAAGATGTAAGCTTAATCGAACTTTTGAATTTAACTCAGTGACTAAGTGCTTGAACTCCTAACTCAATAGTTAATAATATATTATCATGGCAAACACCTATGTAGACTACACAGCGGTCGCCTCTCAGACTGACTACAACTTTTCTTTTGAATACCTCAGGGACGAACATGTCAAGGTCAAGGTAGACGATATTATTGTAACAAACTACACTATCGTAACATCTCCGGTACAACTGATTCGTTTTGATACTGCTCCTACCGCTAATGCTGAGATAAGAATATATCGTGATAGTCGTGGTGATTTCTCTCCGCTTGTAGACTTTGTTGATGGTTCTGTACTTACTGAGAATGAACTGGATGAAGCGTATAGACACAATCTATTTGTATCACAAGAAGCGTCAGAAGGTACTGGTAATGAACTGCTTAACAAAAAGGGAGGAGCTAATTACGACGCTGAAGGTAACAAGATAATAAACCTTGGTACTCCTACTACTGGTACTGACGCTGCTAATAAAGGATACGTCGATCAAACCATTGACAACTCGATATCTCTAGGCGGTAGTCCTGCTATTGTATCTCTTGGTGGGTACGATGTTACAGCATTAGGTACAAGTATTACTAGAAGCCTAGCAGATTGGACTAATGATTTAGCTACGGGTGATTTAGAAGTTACAGCTACAGGTTCAACGACGGCTAGAAGTCTTGCTGATCGGTTTGCTGATGCCGTTAATGTCAAAGACTTCGGTGCGGTAGCTGATGCTAATTATTTAGACGGTGGAGTGTGGTATGTTGACGCAGGTTTAACAACCCCTGCAACTGATAGTACAGCGGCGTTTCAAGCAGCAGTCGCAACAGGTCGTGATGTTATTATTCCAAGTGCTAATAAACTAAGGGCTACACCTAATACATTGGCTGGTAATTATTTAATATCAGGAAGTATAGGTGAGCTACAGGAATATCAAACATTTAAAGCTGAAGGTTGGGTTTCTATTAAAGTTAATAACACAGGTTCAGATTTTACCGTGTTGACTTGTAGAAGTAATACAATTGTAGAGAATATTTGGTTTGATGGTTTTACGTCATCACAAGGCACTTGTTTAAAATTCTCAGGTATAGGTTATACCGCTGATGGTTACTCAGGTTCCTTACAAGTTAAGAACTGTTGGCTTAGAGGCTTCAATAAAGGTTATGTAGCGGATAATAGTTTTGATGCTATATTTTACGATGTCGAGCTTAGGCAGTGTGGTTACGGTGCTTATTTAGTTTCTGATTACATAGCTACGCATTACTTCAATGGTTGTAGGTTTATAGGAAACGGAACGCATGATGTTTATCTTGAGCTTACAGCTAATTCCGCAAATAGAGTTGTTACCTTTGAAGCGTGTACTTTTGACCCGATGGCTTCCGCGACTAACTCTAGCTGTAGATTAATAAACGCAGCCTTGGTTAACTGGAATAACTGTTACTTTGAAGCTTCCACTGACGGTACGAACAAACAAATCGAAGCTACAGATTCCATAAATTTATCAGTTAATAACTGTATACTGACTAAAACGGGTGGTATATCGCTAGATACTAGTCAGATGCAAATTAAGAATGTATGGAGTTTTGGTTTTGAAACTGATACCGCAGACCACGATCCAATCGTAGCTACTAACAGTAGCCGAGTAGTCATTGAAGATTCAGCGATGCGGGGAACAGGTCACGATTTCATAAACGGTACTCTTTACTATAAAATCGTTAACAGTACAGTAACTTTAGGAGGAGTTGCTCGATTTTATCGACATAAAGTTGGAGGTAGTAATACGAATGAGTTGCTTGAATTACACGATAGTTCCGACAATAAAATTGTAGAAATAGATCAGGACTCGCTAAATATAATTAGTGGCAATCTTGAGCTGACTGGTAATAACAAAATTTACACAGGAACGGGTGGCGAAGTGAGTGCCGGAGGTGCTTTAACTTTTAGATTGAGTGCTGTTGATGATGATATACGATCGGTAATGATTAAAGTATTTTTACAAGGGAGAGATACAAGCAATAATGCTGTTACCAATCAAGCTAGTTGCGAGTATGTATTCACCGCTGTAAATGTCGTTGGGGGAGTCTGTCAGGTATCCCCTGTAACAACTGTACATGAATATGTATTTAGTGCTGCTTCGCATTTTAGTGTCACTTTGAATCCTAGTAGTTTGAATGATACAATCGATGTTGTACTAACAAACCCTGTTTCAGGTCAGACTTTAAACAACACTTTCTATAAAGTAGAGCTTCTCGGATCACCTTGGGACTTAGATTCAGTAACCGCGTCTTAATAAACATTATGAACTTAACTTGGAAAATAAACTCACTTAAAAGTAAACCTGACGATGGTGCTGTTATTGAAGCCTCTTGGCAGTTGACAGCTGTTGAAGGTGAAGCAGTTAAAACACAATACGGTAAATCTGCATTTCAGGTAAACTCGTCTGACCCGTCATTCATACCTTACTCTGATTTAACTGAAGAAAAGGTGTTGCAATGGGTATGGGATTCAATGGATAAAGATGAGGTAGAAAGTGATTTAGGTAATAAATTAAATAGACAACCCAAATACAATATTGGGAAACCTTTTTAATGATCGACTCCCTATCTGGACTTCTTAATACCGCTCTAGCTGTCGCCCTTGGAGTTGTTGGTTGGATTATTAAACGCATGATCGAACGGTTAGATGTCGGTGATAAAAGGCTTACCAAGATAGAGGTGGAGTTAGCTGCACAGAGAGAAAGAGACGCTGCTGTTGAAAGTAGGATCGGTAAAGTAGAACAAGCTATCAACGAGATGCACGGTAAGCTGGATCGTATGATGGAAATATTAATGAGGAAGTAGATATGCCAAAAGGATTATATTACAACATGAACAGAAGGAAAAAGCTCGGTATTAGCCGTAGTAAGAAGAAGTCTACCATTACACCTAAAGCTTACGCTAATATGAAGCGTGGGTTTCCGAAGAAAAAGTAACGATGCCTAAGTCTGTTTCACTATCCCTCGGTAGAGGTGAAAAGTCCCGTAAAGGTGGACTGACTGCTAAAGGTAGAGCTAAATACAACAGAGCTACAGGGTCTAACTTAAAAGCTCCTCAACCCGGTGGTGGTCCTCGCAAGCGTTCCTTCTGTGCTAGGATGTCTGGAGTGAAGGGACCGATGAAAGATAGTAAAGGTCGTCCTACTCGTAAAGCTTTGGCGTTGCGTAGGTGGAAGTGTTAGCAGATGCCGATAAGACAAGTAGTTCGTCCAAATCCTTTATCGTTTCAACAACGAACGCTTGCTGCTGCGTCTGCTGCTAAAGCAAAAGAGAATGAAGAGAAAGCTACAACATTGGAGCAACAAGTGGAAAGTTTAGAGAGCGATCCATTCTTTGTTACATTAGACGGAGGTGGACCTGTATTAGAAGATACTGATATATTTGACGGGGGAGCACCTGATGCCTAGCTTTACAAAACGCATACAATTACGCAGAGGAACTTCTAGCGAGTGGTCAACAGAGAACCCAGTATTACTTGAAGGAGAGCTGGGAATTGAATTAGACTCCGCACGGAACAGAATTAAGATTGGAGACGGAACGACCGCTTGGAACTCTTTGCCGTATTTCTTGGACGCTCGTGAAGAGGAAGTAGGAGATTACCAGGACTTCCTTGATGCCTTGACAGGTACTCCTTAATTATTAATAACACCAAGGGATGAGCAGTCTACTTACACAGTTAGGTCAGAAAGTAAAAGCCAAGCTTGATAATAAGCTAAATACATCTGGAGGATTGATTAGTGGTACACTATCTGTTTCTCAATCTTTACAAATCGGATCGTATGATGGAGATAATTTACCTACTATAGGAACTTCTGGTAGAATAATCTATGTATCAAACGGTAACAGTGGTAGTCCTTGCCTAGCTATTGATGACGGTTCCGATTGGAAAGTTATAGCTCTTGGAAGTACAGTAAGTACTGCTGCTCATATACTTGCAGAAAATAGCGACACTTTAACTACAGAAGCTGGAGATGTATTGGTTGTTGACGAAGCTGTTTGACACCTATTAGCTCTCCTAATAACTTTTTTTAACACAACTCAACCCACAACAAAGGATTATATATTATGTCTAGTTTGCTTACCCAATTGGGTCAAAAAACAAAAGTAGAGCTTGATAAGAAGCTTGCCCTCGCAGGAGGAACAATGACCGGAGCTTTGACGCTCTCAGGTGCTCCCACTGCTAATCTTCACGCTGCCACTAAGGCTTATGTAGATGGAGAAATCTCAACTGTTAGCTCCAGTGTTTCCACGAACGCCAGCAACATCTCCACTAACACAAGTAATATCTCGACTAACACCAGTAACATCAGCTCCCTTCAAACGGAAGTTAATGATACTCAATCAGGTGCTGGTCTTGGTACTGATGGTTCTTACACCGCTAACGGTTCGACCAACTATCTTGGTTCTGTAGCAAGTCTTAAAGCTGCTGACGAAGCTCTTGATACACAACTTAAAACGGTTGCTGACGCTGTTGCTTCTAACGATTCTGACATTTCTACCTTACAATCTAACGTAAGCAGCAATGACTCGGACATCAGCTCCCTTCAATCTGACGTTTCAACTGCTCAGTCTGACATCACCACTCTTCAATCGAACGTTTCTTCGAATGATAGTGACATCTCTTCCTTGCAGTCCGACGTATCCGCTAACACTTCTGCTATCAGCAGCAACGACAGCGACATCTCTGCTCTGCAAACTCAAGCTGGTTCCCTCGCTTCTGACGGTAACTCTGCTTCGTTCAGTGGTAACATCTCGGCTGCCAACGCTACATTCAGCGGTAACTTGACTGTTAATGGTACTACGACTTCCGTAAACACCACTAACATCGATGTTACTGACAGCATCATGAACCTTTCTAAAGGTGCAGGTTCCGGAACCAATGCTTCCAATGACGGAGGTTTTGTTGTTGAGCGTGGTTCTTCCGAAAGCAATGTTGCTTTTATCTGGGACGAAGGAGACGACAAGTTCAAGGTTCTCTCTACTTCCGCAACTGCTGCTGCTACTGACATCTCTTCGACTGACGGTAGTGCTTCTCTTGCTGACTTAGACGCTAACCTCTACCATAACGGTACAGAGTTAGGAACAGTCGCTGAGTTTGAGTCTGCTTTAAGCTAAGATTTAGCTCATCCATCATTAAGGGGCAGTCCAATCGGGCTGCCTCTTTTTGTTTACAAAGATAACAACAGATAGTAGGATAACATCATGCTAAGTCATAAAGAGGGAAGTAAACTGCACGATAAGATAGCAGGTGCGTATCGTAATAGTATCGATCTGATGGAGGATATGGGGGAGTACAACGCTGCTCTTCTTAACGGAGCAAGACAGTTCCTCAAAGATAACAATGTTGTCATGGACTCAGGAGTTGGTACGCCGTTAGAAGCGTTAGCTAATGACTTGAAAACTTTACCATTTGAAGAAGAAACACCAAGAGATACCGCCCAAGCTACGGGACTTTAGAAACTTTCTATTCCTGGTTTGGAAACATTTAAACCTTCCTGATCCTACAGAACTCCAATACGACATCGCTGAGTACCTGCAACACGGACCTAAGCGGTCTGTTATCATGGCGTTCCGGGGCGTAGGAAAAAGTTGGATTACGAGTGCCTTTGTAGTACATCAGCTACTGCTGGACCCATCTAAGAACATACTTGTTGTATCAGCTAGTAAGAATCGATCAGATGACTTCTCTACCTTTACACTTCGAATCATTCAGGAGATTCCCATTTTACAAGGATTAAAACCATCAGAGAACCAACGATTCAGTAAGATAGCATTTGATGTAGGACCTGCTCCTGCCTCTCACGCACCCTCCGTTAAGTCCCTAGGTATATCATCCCAGCTAACAGGTTCTCGTGCTGATATAATCGTGGCAGACGATGTGGAAGTAGCTAACAACAGTGCTACTCAAGGAATGAGGGATAAACTGGATGAACAAGTAAAAGAGTTTGACGCTATCATTAAACCATTGGACACCTCCCGTATTATCTTTCTTGGTACTCCACAGTGTGAGGACTCTATCTATAACAAACTGCGAGAGAGGGGCTACAAGAGCCGTATATGGCCTTCAGAGTATCCAGATGAGGTAGAAGCTACCAATAACTACGGAGGCGATCTAGCACCTCTTATAGCGGATAACATAACTCCTGAGACTGTTGGTACTTCTACAGAACCCTTACGGTTCACTGATCTGGACCTAGAAGAAAGAAAGATGTCGTACGGTCGTACCGGATACGCTCTTCAGTTCATGTTGAATCCTAAGCTAAGTGACGCTGATAGATACCCATTAAAGATTAACGATCTGATCATAACAGATGTTGATGTGGATGTAGCTCCTGAAAAGATCGTGTGGTCCAGTGACCCTGATAACTGTGATAGAGAATTACCTAATGTAGGATTAGCTGGGGATCGATACAGAAGACCTGCTAACACCGTTGGTGATATGATACCGTACACAGGTTCTGTGCTATCTATTGACCCATCTGGTCGCGGTAAGGATGAAACAGGGTACGCTGTGGTAAAGATGCTTAACGGTCAGTTGTTTGTTCCGGATGCTGGTGGTATAAAAGGTGGGTACGATACTAAAACCTTACAACAACTAGTAGCTATAGCAAAAGATAACAAAGTTAACAAAGTAGTGATCGAGTCTAACTTTGGTGACGGTATGTTTATGGAGCTGATAAAGCCTCTGTTTAGAACAACCTATCCTGTAACTATAGAAGAAGTCAGACATAACAAACAGAAGGAGCTACGGATTGTTGATACCCTTGAACCTGTACTCAATAGTCACCGTCTAATCGTTGATCCTTCCGTCATCGCTGATGACTACAGGTCTGCTCTTAGCTATCCTATTGAACAACAAACCAGGTACATGATGATGTATCAGTTAAGTAGGATAACAAGAGATAGAGGTAGCTTAGTACATGATGACCGTCTTGATGCTTTATCAATAGCTGTTGGTTATTGGGTGCAGCAGATGGCTGCTGATGTTAACCAATCTATGATTGATAGACAACAAGAGTTGCTTCATGAAGAACTAACAAAGTTTACTGATAGCTTTCATAAAAGAAGTAATAACAAAACCTCTTTAACTTGGGTATAACAAATCTTGTTCTCTTCGTTCTCATCGCTATTGCTCACTCCGTTCACCAATAGCTCTCTTTAATAGATATATATAGTGCTGTTGTAGTTAGTTTAAATACAGTTATATTGTTATAGCTATACCTTGTAATCCTAAAGTCTAACTTTAGATTTACTATGTGGTTTATTTATAAACACACCTATCCTTAAAAGTTAAAGTTAAAGAGTTGTTATTAGTCTCCTTTGTTAAAGTAACAGCGAAAGAACGAATGAGTCTTTATCGAACGATAGTGAGTAAAGACGATAGAGCGTTAGCGATAAAGTATGAGCTGTTCAACAGCTGTAACTAATCTGATGGATGTTGAAGTATCTGCTAATGTTATCTTTGTTAAAAGGAAGGTAGCAGCAGCTACAACTTATACGACTCTAAAGCGAAGTGCTTGTACACTTGTTGTTTAATACCTATAATTATTTTTAAGTACAGTTATAGGTACTATCTTAATATCAATATTATAACGATAGACAGCCGAAGGAAACATGTAAAGCATAAAA